GACGATCGTGACGGTGAGCACTTGCCCTTCACCCGAACCCGAATGCGTGAGGCCGACCATCTTGCCGGTGTAGTAGGCATGGAAGCCGCCCTGCTGGACGTTCGCGGAGTTGCGGACGATGTTCCAGAGGCGGGCGTCACGGCTGCGCCAGTTGGCCGGATCATTGAGCAGCGCGATCTCGTCGTCGTCGAGATCGGGAATGCCCGATAGCTGCGCCGTGACCGTCTCGGAGCCGCCCTCTCCGATCTTGACCGGCGACACCGCGACAAGCGTGCCGGAAATGCCGATGAAGGTCTCGCCATCGAGGTCGGGATCGCCGGTGCCGCTGGGCACAATGTCGCGTCCACTCGTGTTCGCGCGCACCGGGTCGCCCACGAAATCGAGGAAGGCGAACCAGACAGGCTTGACGATAGGCTCGTCGAGCGCGGCCGAATAGGTTGCATCGGGCAGGCTCACAGCGCCTCCTCGACGTCGAAGGTCGCCCCAGACACGCCGTCCGCGCTGTTGAGCCCCTGCTCGGTATCGACCGCGCTCATGGGAATGTACGGGTCGGCCGTCTCGACTGTGACGGCCGCCGTCGGCGTCTCATTGAGCGCAGGCTTGAACTGAGCCGTCGCATCACCCGACGCATCGAAGCGCAGGTCTGCGGTCAGGCACACTGCGCGGGCGTGGCCCGATGGCAGGGGCACGGTCATGAATTGGCCGGCGCGCAGGATCCGCGCGTTCGGTTGCCCGCCGGTGAGGGGCAGCGTGTACCCGTCCGACGCGCCTGCATCGACGGTCGGCTTCGGGCCGATATGGCTGTTGCACGGCAGGCGCCAGCGGAACCAGTTGACTGGCCCCTCGAGCGCGAACAGGAATGCGCGCCATTGGCGCTCCTGTTCCTCGGTTGTGATCAGATCGATCGTCGCCTGCCCGGTCCACACTTCGGTGCCCGCCAGGCCGATGACCTTACGCCGCCCGGTCCACGTCGAGCGGTTGACCTGCGCGGGTGCGCGAAGGCGCAGGCTGTCGAGCAGGAAGTCGTCAGCGTTCGGGACGATGATCTCGGTCATAGCTTTGGCCTGCTAAAGCGGCGCGCGGTTTCGTTTGCCGCCGCATCGATCAGGCGCGGGGCCGTTGCGCGTTGCACCTCGACCGCAACGTTCGCGCTGCGCTGGTCAATGCGCGCGTCGATGTCGCCGGAAAGCTCGAGGCGCACGACCGCGACGCCGCCGCCCGCCGCCGAGCGCATTCCGCCATTCGCGAGCGCGTTCATCCGGCCAAGCGGAATGATCTCGCCCGAACCCGCCGGACTGAATCCCTCGACGCGCCCGGGGCTTGAGCCCTCGTTGACGCGGTACATGGTGCCCGGCGAGACGTAGCCCCCCGATGCGCGCGCGCCGCCGAAGATCGAACCGATGCCGGAAAGCAGCGAACCGAAGAACCCGCCGCCCCCACCGCCGCTCGCGTTGGCCAGACTGTTCGCCAGCGGCTTGAAGATCAGGTCTTGCAGCAGCAGGTCGAGCAGCCCGGTGATCAGCGGGTCGTCGGTGCCGATCGCGTCTGCAATGGCGTCGCGGATGCCGCCGCGCACCGTCTCGATCTCGTCGACGATCAGCTGCTCGGCTTCGTCGCCAAGGTCGCTTTCGTTGAGCCCGCGGGCATAGCGCTGCAGCGGACTTTCGTTGTCGCGGGCGATGCCTTCCGCTTCGTTCGCGCGGATGGTGTCGAGATCGGACAAGCGCTGGCGAAGTAGGGCGACTTCCTTCTCGCGCCCCTTGGCCAGTTCCAGCGTCGCAATCTGGTTGCGCAGCTCGGCCTTGGCCGCCTCGATCTGGATGTCGAGTATCTGGCGCTCAAGCCGGGCGCGCTCTTCGCGGTCGGACGTGATGGAAAGCTGGCTGCGGAGAACGCCCTCTTTCGCCCGCGCGGTGTCGGCTTCGAGTTGGCCCGCGCGGCGTAGCTCTTCGAACTGCGCCTCGCGCTCGCGGATCTGCGCATACAGCCCTTCGTTGCCGCGCACGATGATGCGGCCCTGCTCGTCGATCTCGCCCGATACGCCGAACAGCCCGTTGAGGATTTCAAGCTGCGCATCCTTCTGCGCGCGGCTCAGGTCGGCGTTGCTCTCGATGTCGGCGCGGCGCTGCGCGAGTTCGATTGCGTCGAGTTCCGCCTGCAGGTTGGCGCGCTCGTCGATATCCTCGGTGAGTTGCAGCCGCGCCTGAATTTCCTCGGCGCGCAGGCGGGCGATCTCGGCTTCCTGCCGGGCGGCGATTTCTACAGCGTCGGGGCCGGAACGGGTGCTGGTGCGGCCAGCAGCGGGTTTCGGGGGAGGGGCTGCGGGAGGCGCTCCGCCTCCGCCACCGTCCCCGCCTTCGCCCGAAATATCTATACCGGCATTGCGCGCTTCGATTTGGGTCTTGAGGAGTTCGCGCAAGCTTCGAGCTTCGCGATCCAGCGCAGCCACGTCTGCGTCGACGTTGCCTACCAGCTTCTTCCCCGTAGAGCCTGCTATTGCTTGTGAAAGAGCATCCCCTGCGGGCCTCAAGCTGGTCTGCGCGCGCTGTCCAGCGACGAGGCTTTGCCTCTCCTTCTCGATTGCGGTCAGGCGCCCAGTCGTCTCGAGAATGCCGAGAGCGCTTAATTCTTTGAAGAGGTTGAACGCCTGCTGAGCGGCGATCTCCATTTGCGAACCGAGCGAAGCGACCTTGCCCTCCGCCGTGGTGGCAGCGTCACCCAATCCATCGACGGCACCCGTCGCTTGCTCTAACCTCTTACGGTAGAGTTCGGCTTTCCGCTCCGCGTCGTCTGCTTGGTTATTCAGCCTCTCGAGCCGATCCTCGGCAGTTTCGGACGAGGCGGCGAGATAGCCGAGCGTAGTGATCAGGGCTGTGATGGCCACGAGCGGCAACGCACGGGCAAGCGTATTCATTGCCACGCTAAGGGCCGCTGTCGCCGTGGTTGTGCCGGCCAGAACCCCAGTCAGTGTTGCGTACGCGCTGGATGCCGCAATCGCGCCCCCCACCATACGGACGCCGACAGCGGTGGCTATGATGGCAAGGGCGGGTATCAGCGCGTCCAAGTTGTCAGCGAGCGCCTTGATCGCCCCTGCCAGCGCTTCCGTCGCTCCGGATGCACCGCCCGCCTCGCCAAAATACAGCGTCAGTTCATTGCGCAGGGTAGTGAATGCGCCGCCGAGCGTGAGAGTAGCATTCTCCGCGTCAGCCAGCGTCTGCACTCCGCCGCGCAGCACGCCTTCGAAGAATTGCTGGCTGGTTACGTTGCCCTCGGCCACCTCGGCGCGAAGCTTGGCGACCGACCCGCCCATGCCTTCGATGCCGCGGGCCGCCGCCTGGGCGAGGGGAAGCGCCCCTTCTAGGACCGAATTGAATTCTTCCGCGCGAACAACCCCCGAGCCGAGCGCTTGGGCCAACTGCAGCAGCGCTCCCGATGCCGCCTGCGCGTCCGTTCCGGCGACCTTGAGCGAAGCTGCGACAATTTCATTGAGCCGCAGGAGGTCTTCCGTCGATGCGCCGAGGTCCTTTTGGACCTGCGCCATGCGGCTAAAGCTCGAACCGAGACTTTCGAGTTCGACGCCATATTGCGCGCCGGTCTGGCGAAGCCGTTCCTGCACCTGCGCCAGTTGCTCGCCTTCGAGCCCCGCGACTTTCAACTGGTTCTGGAACCGCGTGAAGCTGTCGATTAGGCCGACCAGTTCGCGCCCGGTAAATGCCGCGGCCAGTGTGCCCGCCAGCCCCTTGAGCGTGCTGCCGATCGCACCCGACGAGCGCTTCATTTCCGCTTCGAGGCGCTTAACCGACTTTTCCTGTCGCCCGAGAAGCTGCTCGACGTTGGTCGTCGTGCTTCGGAGCTCGGACTTGTAGCGACCAAGCTCGGCACGAATTTCCAAAATTACAGGATCGACCTCAGCCACGGTAACTCCAACTTGAGCGACCGGAGCCTATGAGGCACAAGGGGCGGGAATTACCGCCGCAAGGGGAGGCCGATGAAGGCTGTTCTGACCATAACCGCGCTATTGGCGCTCGGCGCGTGCGATGCGTTCGACCAATTCGCAGACGCCAAGGAGATCGCCTCGCGCGAATTGAAAGATCCGGGGAGCGTACAGTTTCGCGGCTTGGAACATTGCCCCGAGAGCGTTGCGATCGTGCACGGCGAGCGCAACGGCAAGAACTCCTACGGCGCCTATGCGGGTTTCGAGGAATTCTGGGTTAAAGATCAGCAGGTCTACACGACCGCTTCGGCCGACGTCGACGAATTCACCGCGCTCATGGCCGAGTGCGTCGGCATGACGGTCGAGGAATTCAGCGGAAGCATGGAAGCCGCTATGCGCTAACCCTCCCGATGCGCCTTCACAAAGCGCATGAGCCCAGGCGACGCCTGCTTTTTCTTGTCGGTATCGGGATTGTGCGCTTCGGAATGCGCTTCGAGCGCTTCGAGGTATTCGGCCATGTCGACCGAGCGCCAGTCGATGCCTAGCTGTCCGCAGTTTGCGATGACGGCTCCGCGTCGGAAGGGCTCGGCTCGCTCGTCACCGGTTCGCTTTTTTTTTTCAGCCTTGAGGTCCACCCCCCGCACTGCGGCGTCCGCGATCTGGAACGCCAGCGCCGCAGCCTCGGCAAGCGGGCGGGCGGGATAGCAGTAATCGTCGACCAGGTGCTTGGCCTTGGTCGGGCCAACGCCGTCCTCTTCGCCGTCGATCGTGCATTGGTCGCCGCCGATCAGCGCGAGGCGGATGAAGTCGCGCAGCGCAGCGACGGGCGGGCCGCTCGGTCCGATGTAATGGAACGCGCCTTCCTTATCAATGCCGATCGCATCGGTGAGCTTACCCCAAAAGTCGAAGACCGAGCCGTGATCGCGCTCGAAGCTCGTCACCTGCCGCATGGGAAGCCAAAAGCGGTACGTCCCGTCCGCGAAATCGGTGACGACTTCGGTGCTCATGGATCAGGCTCGGCTTACGCTTCGGCCGTCCACGTCCATGTGCCATCGCTGGCAAGCGTGACTTCGCCCGAACTGTCGCCGTTCGCGTCGAGCGTGAGGTTGGCGCTGGTCATGTTGAAGGCGCCGGCAAAGGTGCCCATCAGCGTGCCGGTGTCGGTGCCGTCGTACTGGTAGAGCTCGATCTGGTAATTGCCGGGAACGCCGAGAGCGGCTTCGAAGTCTGCGATGCTGGCCTTGTCCACGCCGCCAGTGCCGGTGACGTCGAGCTGCTTGCCGGTCGTACGCGAGCGGCGCACGGCGGGGACGCCCGGCTTCGCGCAGTCGCGGCGGAAGCGGTCGTTCGTATTGGCAGTACGGTTGATCGAGACGTTTTCGATGCCGCAGATCGCGGTGAAGACTTCGGTCGCTGCGCCGTCACCGATCTTGATGAGGGCAAAGTCGGATTCGTTCGGAACACTCACTCGGCTTCTCCGCGTTGAATTACACGCAGAGACGCTAGGGCCGCTCGTCAGCCCGATTTACCGCCGCTTAGTCTCGCTCAGCAGGTTCATGAGCGGAAGCGCGGCCACCCGGTCGGCGATGTCGTGATATTCGGACTGCTCGAGCTTTTCCATCACGCGCGCCAAGCCCTCATCGTCGAGCGTGCCCGATCGGTGAAGCTCCGACAGCAGGATCAGGAACACGTCAAGCGCGGGGTTGGGCGGATGAACGTCCACGCCCCCTTATAGCTATTCGGCGAGCACTCGGCAATTCAGTTGCGAAATCCAGTGCCAGTGGTCGGGCTCGTCGTCGGGTAGCAGCTGCATGTCGCTGAACTCGATCTTGCACACCGCGCCGCCGGTAAGCACCAGGCGGTTGTCGGCGAACACGGTCTCGATCGCGGATCCGATGCGGGCGATGTGATCCTCGCCGGTCTCGACTACCGCGCCGCCGCTCTCCCGCGGCCCGGCGAACGCATGGACGTCGAACGATACCGTCGCTCCGCGGACGCAGGCGGATCGAAGGCGCAGCGTGCGCGGGCTTGCGATAAGGATGAACGGCCAAGACGGCGTACCATCTGGCGCGATAGAGGCGGCCGGAACAAGGGCCGTCAGCCCCGGGTCAGCCTTTGCCCTTGTCAGCAGAGCGCGCTTTGCGAGGCGTTGCAGGCTTGTCGGCGTCGCCATCGGCTTCCTCCTTCTTGGTGATAGCGCCCTCGGCCTCGGCCTGGTCGGCGACGTATTGGAAAACCTCGTGCTTGCCCGCCGGATAGTTGATGGTCTTTTCCGGCGTGCGGTAGGTCCACGGGGCGTCGAGTTCGATGGTGGTCATGGGGTTTGCTCCTATCCTGACCGCTTCACGAGGGTGTTGAACTGCTCAGCAAGGCGGTCGCGTATCTCGTCCGCCTTCTTGTCACGCGCCGGGCGGATATGCGGGCGCGGTGCCATTTTCGACGTGCCGAGCTCGAGCGGGCGCCCATGCGGGGACTTGCTGCGGAACTCGGCCGACACGCGCCCGGTCTTCGCGGTTTCGAACCCGGCCTGCAGGTCGCCGGTGTCGCGGTTGGGGGCCTCGCCGGGTTTCGATGCGACGTGGCCGGCGCCCGATACCGAACCGGCGGACACCATGCGAAAAGCCTCGGCGCGGATCGTGTCCGCGCCTTCGAACACCACCGCCCCAGCCATGCGCTCGACCTCGGGCCCTTGCAGCCGCTTCAACCGGCGCAGATGCTTGTCGAGACCCTTGAAAGCCATCTACTTGCGCCTCGCCCGGCATTCATACCCAACACCGGCGGGATCGCGCGTCACGGTCAGCAAGCGCCACTGGCCAGCGTTATCGCCGGATGCGACGCGGATCTCGGCCTTGTCGTCGAGCGTGGCTTCGAAGGCGAGCACGAGAATGCGCGCGTCCTGCTCAGTGAAGCCCTCGGCCTGCCGCATCGCGATGGTGGGCGCGTCGAATTGTGCCCGGCACGGATACTGGACTGGCGTGCCGGGCGAAGTGATCGAGCCGCCCGCGTCCTTGACCGGCGTCCCCGGCCACCATGCTACGGCGTCGACGAACGGCGCGCCGAAGCGATCGGCAAAGCCCGCGGCGATCGAGGCGAACGCGGCGTCAAACACGGGTCGGCGGCGTCCAGGCGAGCCGGGGCCCGCCGAAGATGCGCTTCACAAGGGTGAGATAGTCGCGGCCATAGATGGTGGAATCGAAGCCGGTCTTGCTGGCGAGGCCGTCCGAAACGGTGGCCGAGAACGTGCCCGACTTGAAACTGGTCACGCCCGCAGGAATCGCACCTTTCCCAAGTCCCTGCGTCGTCAGCCGGTGCGCGGTGAAAAGCATGATCCCGTCGTCGCGGTCGGCATCGGGCCAGTTCGCGGTCTCGGTCTCGCCCTTGTCCAGCCATGCCTGCACGGTCGCATCGGCCACGGCATCGAACGCGGGATAGAGCGCGCGGAAAGCTGAGAGGGTAGGCGCGGTGTATGCCATGGCTTCGGTTTGCTCCTATGCGCGGCGCGGAATTACCGCCGCAATGGAAAGGGCCGCCCCGCGCTATGCGAAGCGGCCCGCCCCCTGAGACCCGACAGGGCTCATTACTGCTGGCCAGCTTCCTCGCGGGCCAGTTCGATCGCCGAGACGATGTCGGCCTTCTTGGTCGCATCGCCGAGGTCGATGCCTTCTTCTTCGGCAAGCGCCTTGAGATCATCGACCTTCATGGACGAAAGCGAACCGTCGTCCTCGTTGCCTTCGATGACTTCGACACCCTCGAAGTCGCCAAGCAGCTTGGCTTCCTCATCGGTCAACTCGACTTCACTGGTCGCACCGGCCTCGATGAGAACCGAACCGACGCCGCGCGCGCCGGGCGCGTTGTTCTTGACGGTGAACGTGGCCATTACGCTGCAACCCCCGTGTACTTGGTGAATGCCTTGGGCAGGCGGCATTCGTAACCGCCGGTGGCGTAGATGCCCGGGCGCGCCCAGACATAGTGACCGACCTGCCAATCCGGGCCGAGCTGCAGGCCGCCACCGGGCAGGTGGAAGCGATGCGCCTCAGGCGTGTTGGCGTAAGCGATCATTGACGTCGTCAGGTGACGGGTCTTCTTGATCGTCAGGTTGGGCACGACCGAATTCTCCTGAATATAGCGGAGAACCGTCATGTTCGTGTCGGTCATGCGGCGCGAGACCAGGCCATTGTACACACCGGTCGGCAGCGCGAGGGTGTCAGCCTGCATCGTTTCGCCGGTATTGACCTCGACCGAAGTCAGGGCCGCGTTGACGATCGTTACCGCTTCGTCCGGCGTGGAAGCCGCCAGAGTGGCGCCGGCCGCGACCGAAGTCACCAGCGGGTTGTTGAAGAAACCGGTCGTGAACTTCACGCCGTCGCCCACCGTGGCGATCTTGTGAATGTCGCGCTCAGCCGACTTGTTCGCTGCATCGACCTTGCCCGAGACCATGTCGACGCCGAGGCGCTGACCTTTTTCGAGATCCGCACGGGTCCAGCGAAGGCCGATCGCACGAATATGGTTTTCCTGCAGGAACTGAGTACGGCTGAATTCGGCGTAGGGCATATCGTCTGCCGCCACGTCGAACCATTCCGGCTTGCCGGTGATGTCACCCGAGAAGTGGATGCTTCCCGGCGTCCATACATCGCCCTGCGTATCGACCGGCATGAACTCGGCGTAGTTCGCTTCCGGGTACTTGGTCATGTAGATGGCCTGCTCGACGCGGTGCAGCTGCGGCTGCAGGAACGCCAGCGTGGCATCGGCATCGCTCAGGTCGACGCCGCGAAGCGAGTCGATGAAAGCGAGGTCGGGCTTTTCGGCATCGAGGGCCCGGCGAGCGGTCTCGACACTGTCGTAGAAGGTAAGTTCGCTCATTGGTCAGGCTCCTTATCGACGAGCAATCATGACGCGACCGGCTGCGGTGATGGTCTGGTCGAAGAACCAGCCCGTCGCAGCCGTATTGTCGGTCGAAACATTGGTGACGGCGCCAGCGTCGGTGACATAGACCTGCTGGCCATCAGTTACCGTCACTGCCGTGGTGACATAGATCGTGCCGCGTTCGCGCACGGCCATCGTGTCTCCGGGGGCGTAGCTGTCTGCCGGCCGGTCGGAGGTTTCAACGAGGCCCTGCTGACGAAGGGCAAAACCGCGCAGGTTCGCCGAGACAGTCAGCGTCGCGCCCTTGTCAGCAGTCCCGCGGTAAACCGGGCGGCCGAAAGCACAGGCGGTGGAGCCTTCGAGGTGGAGTGAAATGTCATTCGACAGCTCACCGTTGCCGGGCGAACCCGCGTAGGGAACCGCGATGTCATCGCTGAAATTGGTCTGGAAAACGGCCATGGTTCAGGCTCCCTTGTAAGCCGTCGCGAGACGGGCGTTGCGAGCGGCGCGAGCGGCGACAATGTCGCTGGCTGCGTCATTCGTGGTGGTTTTCGGGGTGATCGGCTCGACCTTGCCCGATGCATCCGCGGTCAGCGCATCGAAGCGCGCCTCGATGTAGTCGTCCGACTTGTCGGTGCAATCGATGCCCTTGGCGTCGAGAGCCATGCGGCGAACTTCGCCCACGGTCTTGCCGGCAGTGTCGGGCAGCTTGTCGCCGCAGACAGCCTTGGCCTTGGCCACGGTGTCGGCCTTGGCGTCGGCGAGCGCGTCGATCTGGGCCTGGTCGACGACCTTGCTTTCGAGTTCCTCGACCTTCGCGTCGAGCTTGGCGATTGCCTTGTCGTGTTCCGCTTTGGCATCCGCAATTGCGGTGTCCTTGGCGGTAAGCTGCCCCTGCAGCTTTTCGATGCAGGCTTTCGCCTCGTCCGAGACGTTCGGCACCTGCAGGCCGTCAACAATGAGGATGTGCGGCATGGTGCCGTCCTTTCGGTCGTTGGTGAGAGTTGCCTGGAGCTCGGCGAGCCCGTCAGCGGTGAGGGCGTCGCAGACCGCGAGGTCTTTGATCGCACAGTCAGGACCGGCACGGCCCCGATCGACGAGGGCGACGTGATTGCCGCCCGTGATTTTCGATTGGCGAGCTTGGCAAACTGTACCGTCTTTGGCGGTGAACTGGCCGAACTCCAGCGAAGCGCCATACCCATTCGAGAGTTCGCGCTTGCCCGCCTCCACCTTCGCGATGGTTTCTGCATCGGTGAGCAGAATGTCGAACGCCTGATATTCTCCGTCGCGGGCAACCCCCATGATGGTGCCGCGCGCGTGCCGTTTCCAATTGTCGGCAGTGACAGGTTCAGTCGGATGGTCGTCGGTAACAGGCTTGCCGATGAACGACTGCTGCGCGGCCCGGTCGAAAACGGTTTCCTCATCGCGCAGCACATTGACTATCGCCTTGTCGCGCAAGCCATGTTCATTGTTCGGGTCGATTTCCGAACCCGTGTATTGATACACGCCCACGCGCCCGGCGCGCGCCCTGATAGCAAGGTAGCCATCCTTCGTGCGCTTCGGGGCGTCTAGTTCGAGGCGGTCTGCGAAATACATTGCCCTACGCATAGGCAGGGCAGGGGAGGCGTTTACCGCCGCTTAGGTGGGTTCTGAAATTCTCGGGCCGAGCTCGTAGCCCATACCATCTTCGCCATCGCCGAACAGTTCATCAGTGTCGGCAAGATGTAGGTTGTTGAAGAACGTCCAGCCTAAGCTATCGTCACCGTCAAACCTTGCCACGGTCCATTCTGCATTCGGGCGCTTGGCCCGGATCCAATAGAAACCTGCGTCCATCGCCATGGCTAAACCGACACCGCGCCTGTTACGAGTAGAACGGTCGCGCAGATCATAGCTACGCAAAGAATGCCGCCACAGCCTACATCGGTCATTGCATAGCCTCCTAAAAGTTGATCAGAAGTGCAGGTGTGCCGCTAGGACTTTCATTGTGCCGTCCACAGTGCCCATAGTCGCGCACATTCAAAGCAAGCGAGATAGGCTCGACGGTTTCAACGTCATCGTAACCACCCTCGTCGAAACCCGGCGTAACCACCAGCATATCGTCGGGATATTGGGCCAAGAGGTTGCGGAGTTCGCGGACGGTCATGACAATCTGCGTGAAGCAGAGCGGGCCATCTGCTGCTGAATGTTGCGCGGCATAGCGACGACCTGTTTCTGTAGCTCAGCCACGGTGTTCTCAAGTGCTTTGACACGGTCTTCAAGGGCAATGATTTGTTCTTTGTCAGTCATCTCAAGATTCCTTTTCCAGGCGATCAATCAAATCTGCATCACCAGCAATGAGATCGTCCATAGCGCGGGACCGATCTTCCCCCAGCGCAGCGTCGATCATGGCTTGCCACGGAATACGAATATCCAGATCAAGCTGCTCGAGCGAACAGCCTTCGATGTTGTCGTAGTCACTCTCGTTTGCCGCCCGCACCATCCCCTCACTCGGCTCGCGGATCGCGCGGAGGACTTCTTTCGCCATCCCGACAAAAGGCTCCCACGGCTCGTCGAACCCGTCGCCATACTCATAGGCAGCCAAAGCCCGCGCTGCGCGTTCGATGATGTCAGTCATGGATGGGTGCCTCGCAATACGCACGCGCCTCTGCAACACTGGCCTCATCGAATTCGCGATCGGGAAACGCACGGGCAGCAATGATCCGCCAAGCGTCTATGGGATTTCCATCGACAAACACACGCTCGACGCTCTCGACGGGACCATCCGCAACCTTTATCGGGATTCTAGCCACTCGATCCTCCTGTGATCGTTTCGGTCAGGGCCGCGCGGGTCACTACACCCGTTGCGGCCCGCTTTGATACCACACCGTGCGGCGCGGGCGAAGCGATTATTCGAGAATGAGCACAGCCCTGGACGTACAGCCGCACCAAGGAAGCTGGCTCGGCAGATCGTCCGGCGGTTTGCGCACGGTCTTGCCTTGATACTCGCGGCCGTGGTCGGCCTTGTCGTCGCTGTAGAGACGGCCATCGCGGGCAAGGTGATCCTCGCGCGGGTTAAGCTTGCCCGAATGTACCCACGCCCATGCCGAAATTCCCGCTTGTCGGCGGCGTTCTTCATTCAGCGCACCGGCCAGTTTCGTATTTTGATCAGCGGCAATGCGCAACGCCCGCCGCCGCTCAATACCCACGGCCTTGCGCAGCTGGCGAGCAACATCGCGCGACGGCGTGCGGTTCTGCAATCCGCGGAACACGGCATCGCCCACCCGGCGGCGCGTTTCATCCGAGACCGACTTGATCAGCCCGGTGTTGCGGGCAATCGCCGCCTCGAGCGTCATCCGCATGTCGCCCGCGCCTATCATCGTCGAAAGGTCCACGCTTGTCGCGCTCAGCACGTTCGCGACCCAGCGGCGCCGGTGCCACAACTCTATTCGATAGACCCACCTTTCGAGGGTTACGGAAATTGCCACAAACACGCTTTGCGCCCGGGCCTCGGCTAGATCGATGCGCACAGAAACGTCTGCCGGAGCGTCTGTCGTCATTTGGCCCAGAGTTCGCTCATACTCCTCCATAATTTCGGGAATTGCCTCCTGCCAGACTTTGACGACCGGCGCATAGGTGGAGGCGAACAGGTCGGACGCGAATGTTCCTGGCGCTTTGATGGGTCGGAGCGCTATTACGTCCCGGCGTGTCCGACGCACCCGCTTCGTCATGGCAGCGAGATCATACTTCATCGAGTTTGGCTCCCGCTGGTAGCGTAGCTGCTAGCTCGGGCGGCCAACCTTTCCTGATCCTTTCAGACACCGCATTTCTGCTCATACCAAGGTGTCTCGCCCATTGTGTATGTGAACGCGTCACGCCATCAACGGTGATACTGGCAGTCTTGCGCTTGTTGTTCTGCTGCGTCTCGTCATCCGCCCACCGAACGTTGCCCGGCTCATAATTTCCATCTGGGTCAATTCGGTCGATGCTCGCACCCTCCGGTCGCTGCCCCATGAAGTCGATAAAGCGGAGCAACCCGCCATGGCCGTGCCACTCTGGACAGACGGTGATCCCTCTCCCACCGTAGTTAGGATACCTGGCATCCTTGGGATTATGGCACCGCTGCATCATGCCATTCCATGTCTTGTATTCGACGGTCTTATACTGCCCATGCTGCGTGAACCGCTTGCGCGCGGATTCTGCAGAGTAGCAGCCGCAGCTTTGGACAACACCATTCCGCACTTTCGAAGGCTGCATGTCCACAACCTTGCCGCAATCACAGCGAAACCGGGCGCGCCGAATATCGTGCGATTTGGTCTTAATCGGCCCACCCTCGCAAATGTATGTCAGGCGCCCGAAACGCGTCTTGCCGTTGAGGAACTCTTGCATCGGCCTCTTGCGTGAGGGTTGACCCCTGCCTGAGCAGCGGTAGGAGCAGAACCGAGCCTTCGCCTTCTGGGCACGCGAATATTTCGGATTTACCGTGAAAGGTCCGCCGCACTCTTCGCAATGACGGATTTCGGGTGTAGAGGGTGCCTTAGCCATAGTCGCGCTCCAATCGCGGTTGTTGGTCAGGCCCAGCGCGGTGTTACCAGCACCCGTTGGGCCGTTATTTTCTAGCATTTTACGCGTCGTCGGGCAACTCGGAACTGCCTGATTTTGCGTCATTGGCAGCTAGCGGAAGATCACCCCCTTCCTCGTTTGCGCCACCGTTGCCCAGTAGCGGCTCGTCCGGCAATTCAATGCCGTAACGGACATCATCGGATAGTTTGGAAAGCGCCTGCTCAAGTTCGGGCAGGTCACCGCGCTCAATCAGCAGGGATTGCACACCGCGATTGAATGCTTCGTCTGGAATGCTGTCCTGATCGCGCAGTATTTTGACCGCTTCCATGAGCGTCTTAAACGTGTCCGCGCGCTCCTTTTCGGACTGCGTATCGAGCGGATCGAACTCGAAGCTCGCGTTCTGGCTATTAGCACCGGCGGCGGCCAATAGGTGGGGATCGAGGCGGTCCAAGCACGGTGCGAGGTCCAAAGTCTGGCGCGCCCTGATAACTTTCGCCCAATCCTTCTGCTGGCTGTCCCCGCTCGCGTTCATGCCCTCGGGCGCGCGACCGAGCAGGCGGGTGGCCGGAATGTCGGAGATCGCGGCCACGAATTCGCCGTAGGCGTAGAGCATGTCCTTGGCGCCGGCGAAGTTGTATTCGGCGTCGGTGATTGCCTCGCCGCCCTTACCCTCGTCGTCGCCAGCATCGAACACGACCGCGTTGTGCATCGATTCCGCCGTGGCGAGAATGGCAAGGCGGTCGAATACCTTGGCCTCGTCACCGTTCGCGACGTATTCGTAGAGGTTCGGGATGCCGATGCGCATCGTCTTGGCTTTGTGCAGCAAGGCGGCGAACGCGGCCCGCGCAGCGTCGCTGTCCTTCACCGCGTCGAGCACCTGCGCGACCGTGCTTTCGCCCCAGAACGCATCGGCGCTGTCGAGCGTCGGCATGGCGAGCGAGGCGGTGCGATCGGCGCGGAACGGGATGACGCGGCTCGGGTGGATGTCCTTGGTCCCGGCCGTGGTGTTCATTGTCCACATTTCGGGCTCGCCAAAGCCCGGCCTGGTGGCGTCGTCCTGCAGTTTGGCGAAGGTCAGGTGCCAGCGGGAGACGACGTGCACGAATGCGAGGGGAGCATTGGGCGGCGCGGGCTGCGTCGGGTCACCGGGCAGGCCCATGATCAGCGCCCCGCCGCCGAGAGCGCGCAGCACTTCCGCCTGGCGCACGAGGCCGACGAGGCCGATGCGCTTTTCCTCGGCGTAGACCTTAGCGACCTGATCGGCCTCGAGCCCGTTCCACGTCCGCCACTCGCGCACCATGTCGAGCGCGGGGATCTGGCAGATTTTGCGCAGGAGGCCGGAGCCGGAATAGGCCGCGGCGATCTCGGGCTGCGTCAGCGCGCGGAAGGCGTAATCGTAGGAGGTGCGGGCATCACGGGCGGTCCCGGTGCCGGTGAGGGCCGAGCGCAGGCCGTCGAAGAGGTTTAGCACTTTGCCCATGGGTGCGGGTGTGGCGCGGGAGAGGGCGGGGGATTACCGCCGCTAAAGCACATCCCCCAGCCCCGGGCGCTTGCCCTTGCCGAGCATCAACTCGGTCAGCGCCCACACCAGCGCATCGGCTCGGTCGGGGGAGCCTTCGCCGACGTAGCCGGATGCGGTGAAATTGCACATCTGGTCCTCGAGATCGGGGAACACGCCGGCATGGCTGATCTTGCCCTGCTCGTAGAGCGCGCTGATTGGTTCGGCGCGCACGACCTTGCCGCGGGTCGCGTTGACCGGCTTGTAAGGCACGCCGCCGCTGGCCTGGATGGTCGCGCGAACCATGTCGCCGCCGTAGTTCGCTTCCCCGACCACGCGGTCAGCGCCCCATCGGGTGAAGCGCTCGATGATGCGGCGCCCCCAGCCTTCCGGCGACAGGTTCACGCTGGCATCTTCGAAGACGTAGCCGCGGCCATCGGTGCCCAGCCCGGCCACCACGATACCCACGTCATCGCCCCCGCCGTCGCCTTTCGTGCCGCTCGGGTCACCAGCGACCACGATGCGCTGCATGGCGATGCGCGCGCCGTTGTAGACCGCGTAGGGCGTGTCGCCGACCCATTCGAGCGTTGCCCGGGTGCTGTCGATGCCGGTGATGTCGTAGCCCGGCACTTCGGTTCCGTCCGGCTCGACCGTGGCCTCGACATGCCGGTCCTCAAGCGACCACAGCGCGCCATTGACCTCGCTCGCCCATTCGCCCGCTTCGAAGCGCAGACGCTTGGCCGCGCTCATGTTGGCGAGGACCTCGAAGTATTCCTCGGGCAGGTTCTCGGCGTTGTCGGCCGGGTTGACCTTCATCTCGGCGTAATCGTCTGGATTGGCGAGCGCTTCCTTGGTTCCCGGTTTCAGCTTCGCGCGGAATAGCTGGTAGGACCAGTGCAGCTTCGAGGGCGGGTTGCAGTCGAAGTATGCCTTGAGCGCGAGGTGCGTGCGCCCGGTCTGCTTGGCGATGGCCGGATCGAGCGCGACCTTCTGCGCCAGGCGGGACATGGCCGTTTCGATCGAGCCCCACGGGATCTGTGAGGACTCGTTGAAGTAGAGGGTCACGTACTCGGCGCCGAGGATTTTCTCGACCCGCTCTTTGTCGTCGAGCCCAGCGATCCAGACCTGCGACCCGTTCGGCAATTCGACGTAGAAGTCGGTCTTGTCGAACCGCACCCGCAGTGTCGGGAAGCACAGTTTGAGCACGGTCGGGATCGTGTCTGCCCAGATCGTCGTCTTCGCGTGGTTGAAGCGGAACCGGAATATCGCGTGCCGGCTGTTCGGCGCGTTGATGGCGCGCTGAATGATGGCGCGCACGAGCAGGAAGGTCTTGCCCGATCGCGATCCGCCGCGGAGCATGATGTTGCGCGCCGGGCTGGCGAGTAGGCGGTTGGCCTCGCGTTGCCGGGGGGTCAGCTGCGCAAGCGGGGCGCTGTTCGGCTTGGTGGCGAAACCGGCGGTGGGGGTCATGGGTTAGGCGTCAGCGTTGTGGACGACAACGTACCCGCTAGTCTCGGGCGGGGATTGATCGGGCAGAAGCCAGTGGTCACCCGAGCCCGCTCTGCTCAAGGCGATGTTCAAGCCCAGACGATACGCGAGATTGATGCGGTGCTCATTTGCCACGAGCAATTCGGCATCGCCCGCCAGCAACCCCTCAGCGCCGGAAAACTCGAACGCCCGTTTGCGACGAGGCTCGGGCGCGCGGGGTATGACGACTTGCCGCTTCTTGCCGCGCTTTCCGAACGGCCACCTCACAGCGCCGCATCCTCGGGCGCGATGACAATCTCCAGCGAACCCGACTGCTCAATACGATCCTTGAACGCCTGCACGTCGACATGCTTGCCGATGAGTTCGATGCGCTTGATGCGGTCGCTGATCTTGATCTTGTCGACGTAGCTGACCGATTCCTCGCCGCCCTCGCGAACCGTCTCGACGCCAGCAACGAGGCCGGTGCGCCAGATCAGAGGCCAGTCCTTCACGGGCCGGAGATTGCCGTTCTCGTCGTAAAGGTCGGCCATGTCGGCCTCTACCTCCAGACCCAGCCTTTCGAGCACCCAGCGGGCGTCTATGCCCGTCTGAGCGGACCTTTCGGCCTTTGAAGCCGATACCGCAGCTGCGATGTCAACATTCGTCAACAGGCGGGCGCCCTGCTGTTTCGCGGTCTTTTCGCTGTAGCCAGCCCGGATTGCGGCTTGCGTGGCGTTGAGGTCGACGAGATATTCCTCGACGAAGCGCTGCTGTTTCGCGTTCAGGCTCACGCCGCGGCCCTCCTGATCTGCCGGCGGGTCTGCGCGCCGGTGATGGTGATCCACTTGCGAATGAGGTCGGAGCGCGCGCCGTAGAGGTGCTCGACACGCTCCCAACCGCCGATGGCGAACTGCTCGGCGAACTCAGGCGGGGCGGGGGGTATGGTGCGGCTCATGCGGCTTGCCCTTCAATGAACATATCGCCCTGCCGCTGGGCATCCTCGATGCGCTTGCAGGCGATATCGAAATACTTGGGTTCACGCTCGATCCCGATGAAGTCGCGGCCCATTTGAACGGCTGCTACGCCAGTAGTGCCGCTGCCCATGAAAGGGTCGAGGATTGACGCGCTAGGTTCTGGCAAACCATCCAAGCACCACTTCATCAGTTTGAGCGGTTTTTGCGTGGGGTGGCCGACGCGCTCAGGGTTCGTCTCGCCAATTGAAACCTTCAGCTGCCGAGCGTTACGGTCGAAGCTTGTCCACGCCAGCTCAAAACTTGCCATTGAAGGCGGCGCGTCCGGCTTGAACCACGAAAGCCACCCACGAGAAGGCGGCAAGGAGTAATAATTGCCGCCCCAAATAATTGCGGGGGCAATATCAGGCAGGGAAAGCACCGTGGGGACGGGGCTGTCATCCCATTGCTCAGGCTGTTGACCGGCGCGTCTCTGCCATTTGGTCGGCTGCGCTGCGAACCCAATCCCATAAGGCGGATCAGTAACAACCGCGTCCACCTTGGGCAGCGTCGGCAAAATGTCACGGCAATCGCCCAAGTAGAGCGTTGCGCGGCCAATGGTCTCGACCCTCATGCCTCAATCACCGACATAGCCGAATCCGCCATCAACTCGGCGAACTCCTCCCGAACCGAAACAGGGGCCCGGTTCCATGCGCGGACCAAAGCCATGAGCGCATCATCCTCGGCGTCGTCCTCGCGCGGCAGGATTTGCCCGGTCTCGACCTTGCGCAGCATGGCCTTGATGCGGAGTTTCTTCGCCGGGAGCTTTTCGCGCTCGGCCTCGCGAAGCAGCGGCAAGGCGTCCTGCGTCGGGAGGTCGGCGACATGGGCATGGTGCTCGAACGAGAGCGATGCGCAACGCTGGGAAGGCGGGAAGGCGCGGGCGGTCTTCTCGATGCGCTTGAGGTTGCGCGGATCGTCGGAGACATCGGCCAGCGCGAGATCGAGCTGCTCGGGGAAGTGCTCGCGTCCGAACAGGATCCAGTCGCCGACGAGGAAATCGAGGTGGCGCTTGGTGGAGGCGAGCGCACGGCCCTGGGCAAGCCAGTCGTCGAAAGCAAGATTGTCGGGCAGCGCCAGAGCCAGCGCCGCTGTTTCGATGGCGCTCATGGGTGCAGGGATAGGCGAGAGTGCGTTCATCGAATTACCTCCGTCAGTTGTGGCGATAGGATCGAGGGGTGGTGGAGAAGCGACCCGTGCCCTGTCGTCTGACCTGGCGCTGGTACTGCTCGGCGGGAAGAACGGTGACGACAGTTCGATCCTTGACCGCGATCCTCTGCCCGGTCGGAAGTCGCACATGGCATTCGGCTCCGAGTGCCGCGGCGAGTTGAATGGCCGGCGTGGTGAGGGCATCGACGATTGCTTGGTCGGGAAGGTTGGCAACCCGTTCGCGGAACCGATCGATAGCGTGCTGGGAGACGTGGAGGTCAGGCATTGTGCCCATCATTTGCCTCATCGCGCGCCTCCTTGAGGATAGGTCATGCTTTGCGCACAGCAATCACGTCTCCAGCTGTTCCGTCGTGGATCCAGCGCGGGCCGATTGCGGGCCAGGGAGACAATTCGTCGCACCATCCCGTCCGAAGCTGCACCCAATAGCCGTCCGAAGCATTGGGCGGGTTCTTCTTCCCGGATATGCGGCTGTATCCAGGGGCGGGAATGGAGCGAAGCGGCATTAGCCACGGTAATCCTCGATTGCTTTGATGCTGGCGATTTGCGTCGAACCGCCGCGCCGATTGGCCAGCGCCGGGGCACTTCGGCCGGGGAGCGAATGCCCGTCTCGCTGCAACTGGCGAACCGTCCGTTCGTGCTGCTCATGGCTCTTGACCGTGAAACTGCCGAGGATCGCCGGGATGATCTGCCCGTGATGCGTGACCGTTCGGCCCGCCTCCTTTGCGGCCTGCTGCAGGACCGAGACGGGAAGGTGGCCAACGTCGGTCGCGCAAACGGTCAGCCATTCGTGGGCGGCGTCGTCTGACATGCCAGCAGGGCGAACCCGAGCTAGGCTGGCGGAGAGGATCGATACACGCTCAGCCACTGAGGCTGGCGATTGCGCTC